ATACGAGCAACTAGTCGAACTAAGTCCGGCGTGGAGCCTCAGCGAGATTCGCCGGTTGACCGTGCGCGAGCGTCTTCACTGGGTGAAGTGGTTCAGGGCGCAGCGACATAGGCGAAGTGCTGAGGCGGAAAATGGCTAGCAACAACGTGGCGGGGCAGGGACCGCTCTTGGGCTGGAACAATGCCCAGGACGCGATCTCTGCCCTTACGCGCACCATCAACGACTTGAACAAGGGCCTCAAGGGTGTAAACACCGGAGTCGGGCAGATGTCCCGCTCCCGGGGTCTCGGCCTTGCGCTGGGTGACGTCTGGAACGGCACCAGCAACTACGCTCACGGCCGCACCAACGGCGGTCAGGGCGGTACGGGCTCGCCCACCGGCAACGGGGGCGGTGCGCGCTTCTCCACCAACGGCAACCAGGGTGGCGGCGCGGCCAACAACGGCGGCCAGGGCGGCAACAACAGCGGCAACAGCGGCGGCAACACCCCCCGCCTGGGTGGCGGTGCAGCCAACAACGGCGGCCGACGCTCGAACAACGGCGGCCTCAAGAGCACGCTGTCCAGCGTCGTCGCGTGGGGCCAGAAGAAGCTGCCCGACCAGGTCGTCATGCAGACGACCGCCTACCAGGCGGCACAGGGCTCCTCCTCGTCCTGGCACACCCTGCGAGACCAGGGCTTCAAGAACAACTTCACCGCCCAGTCGACCCAGGACGCGGCGACGGCCTACGGCACGATGACCCGTACGGGTCTGTCGGCGGGATCATCCTCCTTCAACCAGCAGTGGAACTACGTCAAGGGCACCTCGGGCTACATGAACCCGGGCATGTCCGAGACGCAGCGTGCCCAGGGAACGGCCGCCGCGTGGACGGCTGGCACGTACTACGGGATGCAGGCCATTGGCATCGCGACGATCAAGAACGGGCAGAAGCAGTCCCCGCGACAGATCGCCCAACAGGCACTCGCCCGGTGGCCGAACCTCAAGAACCTGAAGACCAAGGAGCAGATCGCCGGAACGCTCGACAACGACCAGTCCGGCATCATGCAGTCCCTCTCCCGGACCTTGGACCCCAAGACCCTCGAACTGGTCCGGGGCGAACTCAAGGGCATGATGCTCGCGCAGGTCTCCGGCGCGTCCGCACAGACCTACGTCAACCTGGCCAACAAGCGCGACAACGGCAAGACGCAGGAGGAGAAGAACTCCGCTCAGTCCGCCCTCGGGAAGCTGGGCATCGGTGGGTCGACCGCCAACACCCTGATGACCCGCGCGGGAACCCTGCGCAACCAGGACGTCAACGAGAACGACGGATTCACCGCAGGTCTCCAGACGGCGACGAAGTACCTGGACCAATTCTCCACCGCGCTCCAGGGCGTCCTCAAGGCAACCGGCCTGTCCACGGCGATGGGCGCAGTCGGAGGCGCCAGTTCGGTGCTCGGCTCCAGCCTCGGTGCCGGTGTGGGTGCCTGGGGCGCTGCGCGCGGTCTCAGTGGAGCCATGCGGCTCGGCAGCGGTCTGATGGGTAGCGGCGGAGGCGCTGGCGGCCTGATGGGGCGTATACCCGGTGTCGCAGGCGCTGCGGGTGCGTTGGACCTGAGTGCGGGCGCTGTGGGGGCTGCTGGCGCCTACGGTGCTGGTGCCTACCTCACCCACCACTTCGGCTCGAAGGTCGTCGACAAGGTCAGCAAGAAGGGCGGGACGGGCAACAAGTGGGGCCACGTCGCGGTGGACGCCGGTACCGGCGCTCTCGCCGGTGCTGCGGTCGGCTCCGTCGTCCCCGTCATCGGTACCGCTGTCGGTGCCGCTGTCGGCGGAACGATCGGCGCGGGAGTGGGCATCGTCAGCAACTTCTTCGGCGGTGCCACGGCTGGCGGCGCGGCTGCGGCAACCGGCAGCAAGACGTCCGGTGCGAAGGCCACAGGAACATCGGGCGCGGGCAAGACTGCTGCGGCCGTCATCAAGGTTGCCATGAAGTACCTCGGTGTGAAGTACGTCTGGGGCGGCAGCACGCCGAAGGGCTTCGACTGCTCCGGCTTGCTCCAGTACTCCTTCAGGCAGATCGGTGTCTCCCTGCCCCGCACCGCCGCGCAGCAGCAGCGGGCCGGTAAGAAGGTCAAGATGAGCGACGTGCGCCCCGGTGACCTGATGTTCAACGGTGACCCCGCGCACCACGTCGTGATGTGCATCGGTGGCGGCAGGCTGATCGAGGCGCCGCACACGGGTGCCGTGGTGCGTGTCCGCTCCTTCAAGCCGAGCGAGTTCACCAACGCCGTGCGGATCCTCGGATCCGTCGGCAGCATGAGCGACGTCGGCAGCGACACCGAGGACACCGCCGGGTCCGGCTCCAACCGGCTTTCCAGCATGGGCTTCGGCGGTGATACCGGCGCGTACGGATCCACCGAGGAAGTCGATGCCATCGCGGCCGGAATCTCCACGGCCCAGATCAGCACCGGCTCCAGCACGGCCAGCAAGGACGCCGCCTCGGACGACTCCTCCAGCGACGTCCCCACGGGGGCGATGCCGAAGGGCAACGTAGCCAAGTGGATCAAGTCCGCGCTCGGGATCCTCAAGCAGGACACCAAGCACAACGAGTCCATCGTCAACACGATGATCATGCACGAGTCCAGCGGCAACCCCCGGGCGATCAACCGCACCGACTCCAATGCCAAGGCGGGCCACCCGTCCAAGGGCATCATGCAGACCATCGACTCGACGTTCAACGCGTATTCGCTCAAGGGTCACAAGGACATCTGGAACCCGGTCGACAACATCATCGCGGGCGTGCGCTACGCGGAATCCCGCTACCACAGCCTGGACAATGTGCCGGGCATCAAGGCCATGGCCAACGGCGGTGCATACAAGGGATACGCGGTCGGCTCGACCAACATCGACGTCGACCAGACGGCCCGCGTCCACAAGGGCGAGATGATCATCCCGGCCTACCAGGCTGAGGCTGTGCGTGCCGCGCTGTCCGGCAACACGCCACTGAGCAACGGCGTCGGCGGGCTTCATGCCAAGGGTGGCGCGGCCACCCTGCACTTCAATGCCGGTGCGATCACCGTGAAGGTGCAAGGTGCCATGGACTCCCAGTCGGCCCGTGACGCTGCTCAGCAGATCATGACGGCCATCGCCGAGGACAACCGAATCAACCTCATCGCGGCAGGTAACTAACAATGCGACTTCATACTCGGGCGGTCGCGTAATGGCCGCCAGCAAGATAACCGACAACGGTCCCTTCGACCCGCGAATCACCAGCATTCCGTTCACCCAGAACCTGGGCGGAGTCGACTGGGTTACCGGGTCGGGCGGAAAGAAGTTGACCCGGGGATTCATCATCCAGGAGAAGGGAGTGAACGGCGCCCGCCAGCGCTGCAACTTCCTCTACAACCCGAGCACGATCAGCATCTCCCACGGCATCGACACCAACGTCCTGTCCGACCCGAACGCGGTGAACAAGGACGACGTCACCGCCGGGCAGACGCTGCTCCCACTTCAGCAGACGCTGTCGTTCAGCCTGCTCTTCGACCGCACCTACGAACTGTGGGACTCCTCGAAGTTGTACGGGGAGGCGGCCACGATGGTGCCTTCCTTCGGCGTGGCCTACGACATCCTCGCCCTCTACAAGATCACCGGTATCGCCACCCCGATGCCGGTCACCGACGACAGCAGCTCCGACGCGGACGCCTACAAGAAGGCGTTCTCGAAGGGCACCTACACCAACGGCCCGGCCGGTCCCATGACCTACGTGCCGGTGTACGTCGTGATCGGCACGTCGCTGTCCTACTACGGCGTCATCCAGCAGTTGGACCTCCAGTACACCCACTGGACCCAGGAGATGATCCCCTCTCGCGCGCAGGTCACGGTCACCGTGACGCTCCTGCCGACGCCGCAGGGAGGCAACAAGTACGAGGCCAAGCCCGGCTTCATCGGCCCTCGCGCAGGCAACTGGGGCGACCCGCTGTCTGCCTCCGAGCAGGCGGCCAAGAGCGGAAAGGCCGGACGGTGATCACCAACAACTCCCGCTACGCAGACTCCACGCTCACCCTCGTTGCCTCCAGCCGGGGCACCAACCTCACGGTTGTGCCCGGCCAGCAGCGCGAGTGGACGTTCAACTTCACCTACCACCAGTTGACTTCGGCTGACCGTATCGACCTGCTCGCGCAGCAGTACTACGGCGACCCCGGTATGTGGTGGCACATCGCCGACGCGAACCCGGAGATCATGGACTGGACCGTGATCACCCCGGGGCAGATCGTGCGGGTCCCCAGTGTCTGAGCAGCCGCCTGTCACCCGGCTGGCCATCGGCTCGGACCGGGTGACCGACTACATCTACCGGGTCGAGGTCCGCGAAGGCTATGGCGTCCATGCCATGGCCATCATCGACGTGTCCACGCCCATCGGCCGGACCGCCTACCCCGAGCTGGCCCCCGTGGTCTTGGACTACGGCCGGTCCCCGAACGACATGTCGCGCTGGTACGGCTACGTACACCACTCCAGCGTGATGGCCACCTCCGCCAACCAGACCGTCACCACCCGGTACGTCTGCATCGGGACATCGCTGCCCATGAACACCCAGCGCACCCGGTCGTGGAAGAACGTCTCCCCGACGTCGATCGTGCGGCAGGTGGGCCGGGAGAACGGGCTGCGCACGGTTATCTCCCCGAGCGCCCGGCGCCTCACCTACTGGGCGCAGTCGGGCCAGTCCGATTTCAAGTTGGTGTCCGACCTTGCGGCCGAGACGGGTTTCCGTTTCTGGGTGGAAGGCACGACGCTGTACTTCCTGGACCCGCGAATTCTGCTCCTCGGGCAGAAGGCCCAGGACATTCCGGTGTTCACGAAGAGCCAGCGGCCCGGCAAGTACGACACCCTCCAGGACATGACGATCCTGGCGGGCACGATGATTCCCCGGGCCAACGGAACTACCGGCACGTCCGCCATTTCCGGCCTGGACGCAAAGACCGGCCGGGTCATTCAGGCGTCGTCCTCGGCGAAGACCGGAGCGTCCTCGTTCCTGAACACGATCACCACGTCCCGCGCGGTCGACAACTACGCGGACGCCCAGGCACTCATGGAAGCGCGCACGCTGGCTTCGCAAGGATGGATCACCATTCAGGCGACGGTATACGGCACGTCGAAGGTTTCCCCGGGAACGCTCATCGGTATTTCCGGTTCGTCGATTTCCTCTGACCGTCAGGGTCGGTGGATGGTCACGTCGACAAAGCACATCATCAACCGCAGCAAGGACAACTCCGGACTGCTGTTCACCACGACGGTGGATGCGGAAAGGGATCAGCCCTACGCGGTAACATTCCGAAGCGATGCGAACAAGCGTTTCAAGTTCGACAGCGTCCCGGCTGTTCTGAGAAACAAGCAGTTCTGGGAGTCGAGCCTTTTGGAGGATATCAATGTCGGCTGAGCCGATGCTGGGCATATACCGGGGAAGTGTCTCCAATAACCAGGACCCGCTGAATGAGGCGCGGGTTACCCTGCTGATTCCGCAGGTCCTGGGAAGCGCGGAAAGTGCGTGGGCCGTTCCGGCATCCCCGACGAACACGGTGCCTCCGGTCGGCCAGACCCTGTGGGTGCAGTTCTCGGGCGGGGACATCACGAAGCCGGTCTACTCCCCGCTGGGCATCAAGGACGTCCAGGACGCGGTCGACGGTCTGCCGACCGGGGACACACTGGACGTTCTCCCGCCCAAGGAACCGACCGCGCTGACCCTCACCACGGTGCAGTACGTCACCAACGAGGGTGCCACCCTGGCCCGCGTGCAGGCGAGCTGGACCGCGCCGACGGAGAACCAGGACGGCACCAACCTCACCGACCTCGCCCACTACGTCCTCCAGTACTCCTACGACGGCACGAACTGGTCCGGCGGGCTGGTCACCCAGGACACCCTCGTCGTCCTCGACGGGCTTCATACCGGCGTGGACGTCATGGTCCGCGTGCAGGCAGTCGACATCTCCAGCAACGTCTCCCTGTGGGCGTCCGCGCACATCACCAGCGCCTCGTCCTCGACCCCACCTCCGGTGCCCTCCGCCCCGGGGGTTACCGGCGTGCTCGGCGGCCTGCGCGTCACCTGGGACGGCAAGGACGTCTCCGGCTTCGCGATGCCTGCGATCTTCTCCCACGTGCAGGTGCAGCGGGACACCGATCCGGCCTTCTCCAACCCGGTCGTCGTCGGCACGCTGCCCGGCGCGGACTTCCTCTACGACTCCGTCCAGAACTACGCCTCCGCGTACAGCTACCGGCTGGTGGCCTACTCCAAGGTCGCCATCGCTTCCGCGCCGTCGGCCGCGAACTCCGGCACGGCGCACCAGGCAGGCACCGGGGACATCGCAGCCAACTCGGTCACCGCCAACCAGATGGCGGCCGGGACGATCACCGCTGAGTCCGGCGTCATCGCGTCCATCGATGCCTCCAAGATCACCGTCGGCAGGCTGACAGCGTCACAGATCGACGCGACCAACCTCGTCATCTCCGGCACGAACGTCTCCGGGCAGGTCTCCTCCGCAGCCACGGCAGGTTCCGCGACGACGTCAGGTTCCGCGTCCTCGGCGACCACGGTCACCGGCTCCATCGGCTCGGGCGTCAGCATCCCGGCCAACCAGTTGAACAACGGCACCATCCCGACCACCACGACGATCAACGGCGGCTCGATCACCACCGGCACCATCAGCGCATCCGTCATCGGGGCCCGGTCCATCACCACGGACAAGCTGGTCATCGGAGATACGTCGAACATCCTCCTGGACCCCCAGTTCACGCAGAACAGCAGCGCCTGGAACTGGGGCACCAACGTCGTCCGGACGGCCTCCACCGACCCCAGCGTGACGGCAGGGGCCCCAGCCTCGTGGGTCGCGAAACTCATCTCGCAGACCAGCCTCAACACCGACCTGACGTGGAAGCACAGCGCCGGAACGCTGAACGCCATGCCGGTGTCGCCGGGGGAGACCTACTACGTCGAGGCGTGGGTGGCCGCCTCCAGCACCTGCAACAGCAGCCTGCGGTTCTTCCTGGCGACGTCGGACGCAGCAGGCGCCAACACCACCTGGCCCGCTACCGCAAGCCTCGCTCCGTCGGCGGCAACAACCTGGATCAAGATCAGCGGCCAGATCACGATCCCGGCCGGGAAGTACCTGGCGACGTTCGGTGTAGGCCCGTCACAGACGACACCGACGACGGCGGCCGGGTACTGGCTCGTCACCAACGCCAAGATGCGCAAGGCCGTGGACAACGCGCTGGTCGTGGCCGGGTCTATCACCGCCGACAAACTCGACGCGAACGCCATCAATGGCAAGACGATCAACGGTGTCACGATCACCGGTACGTCCACCATCACTGGTGCAACCGTCCGAAGCGCCGCGTCGGGTGCCCGCGTCGAGATGAACTCGAACAACCCTGCGAACTTCGCCGAGTTGCTGTTCTACGGCGCCACCGCCACGGACGCTCCCGGACTCATCTCGGTCGACGGCTCAGCCGATTCCAGGTCGATGTTTATCGCTCCGCCGAACGTAAACGACACCGCAGACACCCCATACATCCTCCTGTCTTACAACGGCGCCTACACGGGGGCGGAAATTGGCGCTGACGCGCTACAGGTATCCGGTGTCCTGGCCGCTGCGAATATCGTTACCGGCCGCGTGACGATCACCCCCAGCGCCGCGAATACTCCGACGTCGGTGACGGTAACGGGGCTCGGCCTTACGGGCAGTAGTCCGAGAGCAATCGCGACGCCTTCCACCACAGTTCCCGGAACGTCGGTGACGGGCGTCGGATGTACCGGCGTGACAACGGACTCAGTTACGATCTGGCTCACCAGAACGAATACAACGGCCACCGGCGTCGACTACATAGTTATGGCAAGTTGATATGAACGAAGAAGAACCGATACCGGTGACGATGATTGTCACGTGTCGCACAGCGGAGTGCTCCATGGAAGGCGTCTCCTTCACCGTGGATATGTACGCCAACGTAACAGAACCGGCATACCGGGCTCTGTGCAGTCAGTGCGGCAACCACGTAACGGACATCGTTCCGGCATCCTGACCGAACTGCAATCTCGGTAGGCATTCCTGGGAGAATGCAAGCATGCCTACCGAGATTGCAGTTCCATTTCGCCTAGCGTCCGACGGGACTATCGCCGTCGAGACGAGTCCGGACAGGCAGATCGCCCAGCATGTACACGCACTCGTCGGCACTCAGCCGGGGGAGCGGGTCATGCTCCCGGATTACGGGGTTCCCGTGGCTGATCTGCTTTTCGACCCTGATGCGTCCTTTGTCGCTCAGGAAATCAGCCGCGCCGTGACGGCTGCGTTCAATACGTATGAGCCCGGCGTGGTTCTCCAGAAGGCGACCCCGATTCCGGACGCCTCTCAGTTGTCCCTCGCTCGTATCGAGGTCGACTACATGCGCCGCGAGGCCGGGTCGTCCCCTTCCAGCCTGTCGCTCCAGACCAACACCGCCGTGGTCCGTGTGGGCGGCACCGTAAGCGAGGTCATCAGTGGCTGACGTACCGGCGATCGATTACACCAGCAGGGACTACGAGGGCTTCAAGGCCTCCCTGATGGACTACGCCGCCCGCAAGTTCCCGCAGTGGGTGCCCGGCTCCGAGGGCGACTTCGGTGTGCTCATGGTCGAGCTGTTCTCCTACCTCGGAGACAGCCTGTCCTACTACGGCGACCGGCTCCAGCAGGAAGCGTTCCTGCCGACCGCGACGCAGCGCCTGTCGCTGCTCCAGATCGCCGACCTGCTCGGCTACACCCCGAGCAACGGCGTCCCGGCCACCGGCACGGTCACCTTCCAGACGTCCAACCCGGGCCCGGCCGTCCTCGTGCCTGCGGGCACCCAGGTCGTCACCGACTACATCGAGGCCATCGACGCTCCGATCACGTACGAGACCGACTCGGACATCCTCGTGCCCGTCAACGGCGGCAAGGCCACGGTCCCCGTCACCCAGGGAGTCACTCGCACCCAGGTCAACGTCGGCACCAGCTCGGGTCTGCCCGTGCAGGAGTTCCGGCTGCCCGACGTGCCCGTCATCAACGGCACCGTGCAGGTCTTCGTGGACGACGTCGACACCCTGACCGAGTGGACGTACATCACGTACTTGGTCGACGCCGACCCCTCCGACCGCGTCTTCACGACGTTCCTCGACGACTCCGGCGCCACGTGGATCCGCTTCGGCGACAACCTGAACGGTGCTATCCCGACGAACCAGTTGACCATCTACGCGACCTACCGCGTGGGTGGAGGAGCGATCGGCAACGTCAACGCGGGCGTCGTGAACGCGCTGTCCGCCTCCAACCTGCCGGGCGTCACCATCGCTCAGAACGCGGACGGCGGTGCGATCTCCTCGGCCATGACCGGCGGGGCCGACCCCGAGACCAACGACCAGATCCGCGCCAACGCCCCGCGCATCTTCCGCACCCAGGACCGCTGCGTCACCCTCCAGGACTTCTCCGACCTCGCGCTGACCATCCCGGGCATCGTCCGTGCCAACGCGGTCGCCTCGACGTACACCAGCGTCTCGGTGTACGTCATCGGCTCCGACGGAGGCCAGCCCAGCGCGACCAACCTCCAGAACGTCCAGAGCACCCTCCAGTCCAAGGCGCTGGCCGGAGCCACCGTCACCGTCGCGGGCCCTTCCGTGGTCGGCGTGAACATCGGCACCGCCGCCAACCCCATCGTCGTCGAGTGCTGGCCCCGCTACTCCCGAGCCTCGGTCCTCTACGACGTGCAGCAGGCACTCAAGAACATGCTGTCGTTCGCCAACGTCGACTTCGGTATGCGCCTGACCCTCTCCGACTTCTACAAGGCCCTGCTCGCGGTCGACGGCGTGCGCTACGCCAGCATCCCGATGATCGCCCGAGCCGACGCCGCACAGACCGGCACCGCCGACGTTGTCTTCCGCGCCTGGGAAATCCCCAAGGTCGGAGACATCTCCAACATCACCATGACCGGAGGGATCGGCTGATGGCCGCCGTCTACCCGCACCAGTACAAGTCGTTCACCGTCCACAAGAACCTCGTCGAGGACATCGACGCCAGCCACGTGAACAACCTCCAGGACGAGGTCGTGGCGATTCAGCAGACCCTGGGCATCAACCCGCACCAGGACACCGCGCTGAAGATGAAGACCAACACCTGGGCCTCCGTCGCCACCCGCCTCGACGCGGTGCAGCGTGGCAAGGGCATACCGGCCTGTTACCTCTCCAAGTCCGCCGACACCGTCAAGGGCGACGCCACCAAGGTGATCTCCTTCGCCAGACCAGCCGCGTCCTTCGACCCGGAGGGACTGTTCAACGGGCACTCGATCACCGCCAACCGCTCCGGCTGGTGGATCGTCTTCGGCCGCGTGCTCTGGTACAACGCCAAGGGCTCCCTCGCGACCGGCGCCGACCGGCAGATCAACATCGCCGTCGGCGGCTCGACGGTCATGTCTCAGGACCTCCCGCCGATCTCCGACGGCAACAGCCACATGCACATCGGCTGGCAGGGCTGGGTCACCGCAGGCAAGGCCATCGACCTGTCCGTCTACCACCCCCTCACGGGCAAGACGCTGTCGCTTCAGAGCCTGCAACTGAGCGCCGCGATGCTGCGGGAGGCGTAAGCAGTGGGAACCTACGGCATCTCCTTCTACGGGCTCTCGAAGTACGGGACGGACATCCATCCCGAGTTCGACGTCAGCCCGTTCACAGCCACGCCCGTGGACTACTCCACCGTGCTCCTGGACTGGAAGGCCCCGGCCGGAACGTGGGACACCCTGCGGCTGATCCGCAACCGCTACGGCTGGGCGGTCAACGAGAACGACGGCGAGATCCTCCTCGACCAGACGCACACCGCAACTTCCTTCATCGACAAGGGAGTTGTCGGTGGACACTGGCTGTACTACACCGTCTTCATCAAGGCCTCCGGCCGGTGGAGCCGCGCAGGTACCGTCTCGACCCTCATGCCGAAGGACAACGGCTACGCCGACCTGCTGTACTCGCTGGTCCCGGACTACTACAAGGTCGACGTCGCCCCCGGCAACAACGTCACCGACGACTCCAACACGCTCAACCCCTACCTGGCCCCGTTCCTCGCCATCTTCGGCTTCGGCTTCGACATGGTGAAGAGCTACTACGACTCCAACCGGTACACCAACGACGCCATGCGCACGCGCTACGAGAGCGTCGCGCAGATCGCCGAGCAGTTCGGGATCCAGTACGAGGCGTCCACCCCGGCCTACCTCTTCCGCCAGCGCGTGCGGGACGCAGCCACCCTCGGGCGGCAGAAGGGCACCCTGGAGCAGATCCGCTCGATCATCTCCGAGACCACCGGCTACGACGCCGACCTGCGTCTGGGCGGCAACCTCATGCTCTCCGACGACCAGGCCGACTTCGACCACCCCACCTTCCCGCAGTGGGACTCCGGGGTGAACTACGCCTCGGGGGAGATCGTCGCGTTCGGCACCTACCTCTACAAGGCCAACAGCAGCGGCGCCTATGGCACGGCGCAGAAGCCCTCCGGCACGGCCGCGAACAACACCTACTGGAACTCGGTCACCTACGGCACCGACACCACGCTGGTGGACAGCAACGGGCACGTGGCGGGGTGGGAGGAGATCTCCTTCACCGCAGGCGTCACCCCGGGAACCAACGGCGTCCTGGTGGGCATCGGTGTGCAGAACCCGACCAACCCCGACGACAACGCTGGGAACGCCCTGTGGGTGCGCAACACCAACTCCGGCAGCGCGGTCGCCACGATGGGCGTGCGCTCGGTAGGCCGCATCTCCGGGCAGTCCACGATGGACCCGCAGCAGCCGGTGCTGTTCGGCATTCCGCTGCCGTACGCCTCCCAGGACTGGGACAACGACGTCTACTACCAGCCCGGCGACCTCGTGGTGTTCCACGGCCGCGTGTACCAGGCCCTCACGGCGAGCATCAACGTCACCCCGCCGGACACCCCGACCGCGAACGCGCAGTGGCAGCCGCTCGGGTACGACGAGCGTGTCCAGATGTGCCTGTCCGGCTACACGCAGGCCTACTCCGGCGAGCGGGTCGCGGTGTACCCGTTCGTCGAGTACTACGACGACCACGGTGCCCTGATCACCGCGCTGTACTCCGATGCGGTCCCGGCCTACAACGTCTTCGACTCCTTCACCCAGGGCTGGGCCGACTGGACCGCACGCACCACGGACCTCGGTGCGGCCTCCTGGACCGAGACGCTGGGCCAGTGGACCTCCGGTGGGTACGGGGGCGGCTCGGCCTACCCGGTCGGCGCCACGGCCTCGATCGCCACGATCCCCGGCCACGCGGACGGCACGGTGTCGGCGACGTTCCTGACCAACCCCGGCAACACCCTCAAGCAGGGCGTCGTCTTCCGGCTCCAGGACGCAACCAACTACTGGCGAGCCGGGCGCACCGCCCTGTATCGCATCGCCTCCGGTGCGGTCGCAGCCACCTTCCCGTACTCGCAGACCTTCACCGACGGCGACCGCGTCACGGTCTCCTACTCCGGCTCGAACATCATCGTGAAAAGGAACGGAACACAGGTGCTCTCGATCACTGACGCGACTCTCAGTACTGCCACCAAGGTCGGAATGGCGGTCACCTGATGCCGAACATCACCTTCGTCAACGACGACGACTTCGCGCCGGTCTTCGGGGTCTCCGGTGGCATCGTCATCAAGCAGTTCAAGACGTACGGTCCCCGGCTGGACGGCGACGTCAAGATCGACGGCCGCCTCGCCATCAAGATCCCGCGCCCCAAGCCGCTCAGGCCGATGGCCGGGCAGGTGGTGGTGCAGGGTCATCTCAAGGCGGGCGTCAAGTCACCGGCCGCAGCGTTCAAGGACTTCGCCCACTACCCCTACCTCGGCGTCGACCCGGCCATGGCACGCGTCGGCATCACCAGCGGTGCACTCACCTCGGGTGCTGCGGGCTCCTACACGCGCCAGTACGCCGCATTCACCGGCCCGGCCGACTACCCCGTATCCGGTGGCGGCTACGCCTGGAAGAGGGCGGCGTACGCGGCCGTCGGGTTCAAGTTCACCAGCATGTCGGCGAACAAGCACCAGATCCTCGACGCGGTGCAGTTCGAGCCGCTTCCCCTGGGCGCGACCGGTCCGAGCGCTTACCAGAACGCCCGCACGATCCAGGTCGTCATCAAGCCGACCCGGCTCAACTACGCGAGCAACCCCAACTTCGAGTCCGGCATCACTGGGTACGGGTCCACCGGGACGGCGACCCTCGCGGCGGACGCCTTCTGCTGGAAGGGCACGCAGGCCCTCAAGGTGACGGTCCCAGCGGGGGCTCCTGCTGACTCGGGGATCGCCTTCCCGGTGTCCGGACTGATCCCGGGCCGCACGTACACGTTCTCGGCGAAGGTGGCCATCGCGCAGGGCTGCGGGGCCATCGCACCGTGGGCAGGAGCCGGGTCGACTCAGCACGCCTCCAAGACGTGGGCGCAGGCAGCCAACGCCATCGACCCGGGCAACAAGCGCTGGCGCACGATGATGGTCACCTTCACCCCGACTACGTCCACGCTGTACCTCGGTATGAACGTTCTGCACGGCACGATGACGCCGGGCCTGGCGAGCATCTTCTGGGTCGACGGTGTGCTGATCGAAGAGGGCGCGGCCGTACGGGACTACTTCGACGGCTCCATGGGCGCGGACTATCTGTGGGAGACCGGCGGTACGACGAACCTGACCCGCTCCTACTACTACGAGAACCGGGTCGAGCGGAGTTACCTCATCCGCACACTGCTCGACGAGAATACGCCTTTGGGAATCAGTGCCGCGATTCCGCAATATGCCGTACTCCCCACCCAGTAACCACCAACCCGTAAAGGACAAGCATGTTCACCAACTACGCCGACGTGTCCTCCCTCGTCGTCGGCCTGGGCCTACCGGCCGTGGTCGCTCTGTTCTCCAAGCCGTCCACCAACAGCACAGTCAAGGGAGCGGCGCATGCCGTCCTAGCGGTTGCCACCGGATTCTGGGCCGTCTACCAGGCGCACCCCCAGCACTTCTACTGGGCGCCCGCCGTCGTCGCCGCGTTCCTGGCGTGGGTGTCCGGCACGACCTTCTACCACTCGCTGCTGAAGAAGTACTCCTGGTTCGCCCGGCTCCAGAACACGCTGATCGCGGAGGCGGAGATCCGGCTTCATATCCCGTCCGGGACCGTCGAGGAGTACGTCGAGGAGAGCGCCGTCGTCCCGGCCAGCAGCAACGCCTTGAGCGCAGAGGCCGTCCAGCAGATCGTCACGGCCCTGGAGTCCGTCCTGCGGCGCACCCTGCCACAGGCAGTCGCGGACGTGGCCGAGGTCCCGGGCCCGGCTGCCGCCTTGTCGAAGTCCATCGACCTCACCGCGTCGGCGGTCTGAGCCATGGACTGGTTGCGTTTCGCGCTGATCGCCCTCGCCACGTTCACGGCGTGGGAGTGGCTGCTCGTCGTCCTGCCCTTCTCCCTTCCGGCCGGGCTCCAGCCGCTCGCTGTGGTCGGCCTGGCCTATGAGGCCCAGCGGCTGCCTGTCCCGTGGCTGGCCGCCGTGGCGGCTGCGGGCGCGGTGGCGCTGCTGCATCTCCAGGTGCGCGGGGGGACGGAGGCACCGCCGCTGAGACTTCCCCGCAGGCATCCGTCCACCGGCCGGAGGGTCCCCGACCTGCCCTGATTGTCAAGCCACTTGAAATCTCCGCTAGACAAGCGGGGATTTCTTGCTTTTAGAAGCCGTAACCGGTAACGTCTTCCTCGTCGCCGATCAAGGCGGCAAACACACCACACCTGGAGCAGACTTGAGCAGCACCGACCCCATCGCCCTCGCCTTCGCTGGCTCCGCCGACACCGACATCGACAACGTCAAGGCTCTGCTGAACGACTTCGTCGGCCTGGGCGAGGACGACGCCGACGGCTTCCCCGAGCCCACCGAGCGGGAAGTCACCCTCATCCTGCCGATCACCAAGAAGCACCTGTCCGACGGCCTGGAGGCCGTGCTGGAGTGGTCGGAGTACGCGGACATCCCGTTCATCGCGGTCACCGACGGCGAGAAGAGCCGGGCCGTGGACTCCATCCTCAAGGACGCCGAGGAGGTCGTGCGCACGGCCAACGTCACCGCCGGGATCGTCGACCTGCTGAAGAAGGCCGACAGCGTCGGCGACGCCCACGTCATCCTCCTGTGGGGCGACGAGGGCAGCGAGGAAGCCGAACTCCTTCTGGACGCGGCCGAGGCCGCCGGGATCAAGGCGAAGGACCTCACGGCCGGACTCGACGACATCTCCTTCGCCAGCGAGCCCGAGCCCGAGCCCGAGCCCGAGGCCGAGGCCGCTCCCGAGCCCGAGCCGGAGCCCGAGCCGGAGGCGCCGAAGCGTGGCCGCCGTCGCGGTCGCCGTGCCGAGCCGGAGCCGGTCGAGGTGGAAGAGGAGCCGCTGACGGAGGACGAGCCGGAAGCGCAGCCGGAGCCGCAGCCGGAGCCCGAGCCGGAGGCGCCGAAGCGTCGCGGTCGCCGCAAGGCCCAGCCGGAGCCCGAGCCGGAGGCAGACCCGGTCGAGGAGGACATCCAGAACCAGGAGAGCCTGGAGCAGGAGGTCGCCCGAGCGCAGCACAAGGCGCAGCAGGAGGCCGCCAAGGCGGTCCCGGACACGGAGATCGACCTGCTCCTCGTGCGCGCCGCTTTGGAGGGTGCCTACAACGCCTTCCGACTGGAGGACGAGCGCAACGCGGTCATCAACCAGGCCGACGTGCGCGAGCGCCCGCTGACCGAACTGCTCCGAAAGGCGCTTCATACCCTGGGCGACGCCGCCCAGCAGGAGAAGGCCTCGGAGGCTCCGGCCGCCGAGGAGCAGGAGGAAGAGGAGTCGACCCCGCGCCGTCGCCGTGGCCGTCCGCGTGACGAGACCAAGACGTTCGCCTACCTGGTCGACGACGAGGGCAACTACAGCCGTCGCGGCCGTGGCCGGATCCCGGCCGGACAGAAGGTCGTCCAGTTGACGCGGGCGGAGATCGAGGAGAAGGGCCTCGACTTCGACTCGGAGTGAGTAACGCAAAGGCCCCCGGCGCTGGCGAGGTTCAAGACCTACAAGCCACTGCCGGGGGCCTTTGCCCACCACACCCCGAGGCCCACCACAAACCCCGAGATGAGAGAGACCCTAGCATGGGGATATCGCTTCATACTTATCGCTTCCTCGGAGTCGCCGAGTGAGCATCCTGATCATGTCCGAGGTGTTCTCGTACTCCGACACGCGCCTGGCCACCCGCCTGGTGCTGCTCGCGCTGGCCGACGCCGCCAACGACACCCACCGCATGTGCTGGGAGTCCGCCGACACCATCGCGGGCAAGGCGCGCGTCTCCAAGCGGCAGGCGTACGCCTCGCTGGCGACCCTGGAGGAGCAGGGGGTCGTCGAGCACGTGCCGGACGACGAGGTGCCCGTGGAAGCCCTGCGCTACAAGTCCGTGGTCCGGCGTATCAAGCCGGTGGCGGAGTGGTCGGTGACCTCCCCGAGTGCAGATTCTGCACCCCTGAGCAGTGCAGAATCTGCACCCCCTGTGTCGAAGTTTTCACCCAACCCCAATATCCCTACTAGAAGTAATAGAGATACTTCGTATCTCCAGGGCGACGCCCTGCAAGACGAACCTGTGACCAGGCCAGGAGCCAAGGGCTGGGGGGCCGTCGCGGCACCCAAGCGTGGCGGCCGGAAGAAGTCCCGGAAGCAGGTGGCCGAAGAGCAGGCTCAGGCGGAGAGGGAACTCGACCCGGCGTTCGTGGTCTCCCAGTCCCTGGAGGAGAGCGCCCCGTCGTTCAGTCTCTACGGCGATCTCCCGGCCTCGCAGGACATCCCGGCCCCTCCGGTCCAGCGACCTCCCAGGAAGCGCTCCACGCGGCCGTCAGAGGAACTGGCCCTGTTCTTCGACAAGAGGGCCCAGGAGGTGGGCCACCCGGTACCCGGCACGACCAACCTCTCCGCCCTCACCGGCAACTTCGGCCGGTGGATGGCACAGGGCACGGAGCGGGACGAGATCCGCCAGATGATCATCACCTACTGGTCGTCGTCCTGGCAGCGCTCGGACAACGTGGTCGCCTGGAAGGACTTCCTGGCCGCCCGTGGGCTGCTGACCCAGCGACTGGGCAAGGCCGTCAGTGCGATGGAGGACAACCGGTTCAACGAGGACTACTGGTCCTGACCGACCCGAAGGGGCGGGCTGCTGCGGCGGTCCGCCCCTTACGCATTCCAAAGGCGTATCCGAGAAGCAATAACTGTGGTAGCCTGCTGAGCGTTGACCCACCACCACAGGAGGTACCGACCATGGCGACAGACCCCCGGGTCCACGCCCTGCGCCTGAAGGAGTACGGCATCCCGGCGCACTACCGCCACCTGCGGCTTCATACCGTGGCGGACGCCGCGCCGCGCGCCGCCTGCCAGACCTGGCTCGACAACCTGCGCGACCACTACGTCACCGACAAGCGCCCGCTCGACCAGTACCCCGAGGACTGGTCCCAGATCGGCAAGGGCCTGCTGTTCGTCGGCCCTCCCGGCACCGGCAAGACCTCCCTGGCCACGGCCACCCTGCTGGAGGTCTACTTCGAGAAGCGCCTGCCGGTCCACTGGCTGGCCTACGCCGACTTCGTGAAGGACTCCATCGAGAAGATGGGCCTCCAGGACCGGCACGAGCCCGAAGCCGTCGCCCGCTGGTGGGAGATCCAGGACAAGATCGTGGCGGCCGAGAAGGCCCCCGTCCTCCTCCTGGACGACGTCGGCAAGGAGCACCGCACCAAGACCGGCTACGCCGAAGGCCTGCTCGACACCCTCCTGCGCCAGCGTCACCGCGAGGCCCTGCCCACCCTGGTCACCTCGAACCTCCCGCCCCGGGAGTGGGGCGCCGTCTACAACCCCACGATGGGCTCCTTCATCCAGGAGGCCTTCACCCACCTCACGATCGTCGGAGGAGACCGCCGTGCAGCATGAGCAGATGGTCCTCCCCTTCGAGGACGAGATTTTGTCAGTTGTCTACAAAGACGAGATCCTGTCGACGATCACCGGCAGGTTCCCCGAGCAGCAGCACACCGTCAGCATGCTGAAGCGCCTGGCCTGGGCCCGCGCCAAGAGTCTCGGCTTCCGGCCCTTCCGCTACAGCGACCGGCGCGAGGTCCGGGGCAACCGGCTTCATATCTGGCTCCGCGCGGACGCGGAGCGAACCTGATGCAGGGCGGGGACATAAGCAACGAGGTCTCCCCGCGCCTGGTCGTCGTCTTCGAAGGCCTCCTGGGCAACCTGCCCACCGCACGTACCCGAGCTGGCGAAGCCGTGGCCCGCCGCGCTCACCAGTGGAAGCGCGCGGTGAAGGCCTACGAGATCAACGAGCCGCTGGCCCACGTCATCTGGGACACGGTCTGGCGCCACCGGTACTCGGTCGACGTCATCACCTACCTGGGCGACGAGTTCGCCGAGGCCCTGGAATGGCGCCTGGACATCGAGGGCCTGCCCATCGGCCGCATCTGGGCCGACGAGCCGAAGAAGCTGGCCCGCCGCCTGGCACACATGCCGGACGTCGCAGCGATCTTCGACAACGAACACCACCTGATCTACGGCAGCAAGGGGCGCATGCTCCCGGCCGTACCCACCACCCTGATCGGAGCCATGTAGTGGCGGACTTCGAGCGGCTGCTCGTCTCCCGCGTCATCCAGGACAAGGACCTGACTGACGTCGCGGACGCGGGCATCACCCCCGACTTCTTCGGCGACCCGGACAACCGGGCCGTCTTCAAGGCGATCCTGCGGCACAAGGGCACCTACGGTGAGGTGCCGTCCCTGGCCACGATCAAGACGGACTTCCCCACCTACAAGTTCGTCAAGGTCGAGGACAGCATGAACGTGCTGACCGACCGGCTGCGGGAACTTCATACTTTGGCCCTGCTGGAGCAGGGCCTGGCCGACTCGGTCGACGCACACGAAGAGGGCGACGCGCTGGCCGCGATGGCGGCCCTGCACAAGACCCTGGCGGACATCGCCTCGGCCGTACCCAACGCCCGCGACACTGACCTGACGGAGACCGGCCAGCAGCGCCTCGCGCGGTACCTCACGCTCAAGGACCTGCCCGACGGGCTCCGGGGGATCCCCACCGGCTTTACGACGATCGACAGGGCCACCCAGGGCCTCCAGAAGGAGCAGTTGGTCACCTTCGTCGGCCCGCCGAAGGCCGGTAAGTCGACGCTGCTCCTGCTGGCCGCCATGGCCGCCCACCTGCACGGCGAGCGCCCGCTGTTCATCGGCTTCGAGATGAGCAACGAGGAGCAGGAGGAACGCTTCGACGCCATTCGCGCGGGGATTTCCCACGCCCGGCTGAGGAATGGAACGCTCAAGAAGGCCGAGTGGGACAAACTCGAAAGGGCCTTGCGGGAACTGGAGGCTATGCCTTCGTTCTTCCTTTCCTCGGACTCCATGAATGCGACGACGCTTACCGGTGTGCAGTCGAAGATCGACCACATCAAGCCGACGATCGTATTCGTGGACGGCATCTACATGATGCAGGACGAACTCGGCGAGGCTCAGGGATCCAGCCAGGCGCTTACCAACCTCACCCGAGGATTCAAGCGCATGGCGAAGAACCTGCAACTCCCGATCGTCATTTCCACGCAGGTCCTGGAATGGAAGATGAACAAGAAGAAGGGCATCACGTCTGACTCCATCGGATATTCGTCCTCCTTCGCCCAGGACTCCGACGTGATCCTCGGTGTCGAGTCCACGGAGGACGCGAACATCAACAAGATCAAGGTCGTCCTGGCCCGTAACTGCCCGCCCCTGGAGACCTACTGCCAGTGGGACTGGGAGACCGGCAAGTTCGAGGAACTCAACGAGGACCCCTTCGCCATGGACGAGGAGAACACCGATGGATACGTCGGCGCCTTCTGAGCCCCGCCTGGTGGTCCTCGCCGGGAACTACCGGGAGTTCCTGTTCTGGTGCCGGGAGAACAACCGTAATCCCCGTGACCAGAATCTGATATACGCCAGCGAAATGCACCGGATCAGGGGCCTCGGGCATATCAGGGTCCTCACCTACGGAACCTGGGCTGACCGGGGGCCGCAGGCGTGGGAAATGTACGACTACCTGAAGCATGTGGAAAAGAGGTATCAGTAATGGTCCGAGCGAAAGCCAAGGGCTGGGACGCAGTAGGCACCCCCATTCCGGGAAACGTCACCGCCTGCTTGGACGAGATCGGTCTCGACTACAAGGTGAACGGCGACGAGATTCATATGCCGTGCCCCATGCACGAGGCGCGGACGGGAAAGAAAGACAAGCACCCATCCTTCTCTATCAACTCCGACGCTGGCTATTTCAACTGCTTCTCCTGCGGCTACCGGGGCCCGTTCGTCGTCCTGGTCAAGGACGTGCTCGACATCCCGTACAGCGACGCGGCGGTGTGGGTGCGCGGGCGCGGCGGCATCGAGCGGGTGAAGAAGTTCCTGGCGAAGAAGCAGCCGAGCCAGGTCGACACGACCAAGCACATCAATGAGGCCTCGCTGGCCCTGTACGTGACCCCGCCGCTGGCCGCTTGCGCAGAGCGCATGTTCTTCCCCCAGGACGCCGAGGCCGCCGGAGTGCTCTGGGATCCCAAGCGCGACATGTGGATCGTCCCGGTGCGCTGCCCCGACACCGGCATGCTCTGGGGCTGGCAGGAGAAGAACTCCCGCTACTTCCGCAACCGGCCCAACTCCATGACGAAGTCCAAGACCCTCTTCGGGCTTCATACCTACGAGGACGACCTGGCCATCCTGGTCGAGTCGCCCCTCGACGTGGCCCGGCTGCGCGCGGCGGGATACAAGGCCGGGCTGGCCGCCTTCGGCGCCGGAGTCTCCGACGCCCAGATGTCCCTGATCCGCGACCACTTCGACACCGTCGTCATCGCCCTGGACAACGACAAGGCCGGAGTCGAGGCCTGCGCCCGGCTGCGCAAGGAGTGGGTCGGACGAGGCCTGACCCTGCGCTTCCTCGACTACTCCCACACGTCCGCCAAGGACCCCGGAGACATGACCGACAGCGAGATCACCTACGCCGTCGACAACGCCTACTCATCCGTCCTCGCACGGTTCTAAGGAGCCCGTCATGCCCTACAACAAGCGCCGACTTCATACCTGCGGCAAGCGCCGCTTCCCCGACCGCGTCTCCGCGCTGCTCGACATGCAGCGGATCCAGCGCAAGAAGGACAGCACCCGCGAGTTCCTGCCGGTGCGCGTCTACGAGTGCCCCAGGTGCCGTGGCTTCCACATGACCCACCAGGAGGCCGCGAATGCTGGCGCCTGAAGGCTACGAGCACCTGGGACAGGCCTTCTGGGACCGCGTCGAGCCCGACCCGGACTCCGCATGCCTGATCTTCCAGTCGACCGCGACGCGGCCTACCTACCGGGGCCAGAGCCTGCTGTCGTTCATCACCGGAGGCGCCGGGCAGAAGCACCGCGCGTGTACCCGGCGGATGTGCGCCAACCCCGACCACATCCAGGAGGGGCACTACACCCCGGGCGTCCCCTTCGCCCGCCGACCGCGCACACGGGGGCAGTTCGATCGGCAGTACTCCCAGTGCTGAACATCGACCTGCACCCGTACCAGGAGGATGCTGTGGCCCGCGCCGTCGAGCGCGGGTCGCTCCTCATCGCCTACGAGATGGGCCTGGGCAAGACGCCCATCGCCCTGGCCGCCATCGAGGAGCTGCTGGCCGAGGGCGAGGTCGAGACCGCCGTCATCGTGGTCCCGGCCTCGCTGAAGTACCAGTGGGCCAAGCAGATCGCCAAACTCACCGACGTTCCCACCCGGGTCATCAAGGTGCGCGAGGACGGCCAGACCCAGGAGATCACCGTGCCGACGGAGGACTACTGCATCCTCATCGACGGCGACACCAAGAAGCGGGCCGGTCAGTACGTCAAGGTGAAGACGTACCGGCCGGACTTCGTGATCATGGGCTACGAGAACGTCGTCAACGACTGGAACTACGTCCGCCGGATCAAGCCCGAGTGCATCGTGCTGGACGAGGCGACTGCCATCAAGACGTTCAAGGCCCAGCGCACACGGAAGATCAAGCGGCTCACCGCGCCGTACCGCTACGCGCTCACCGGCACCCCGGTGGAGAACGGGCGGCCGGAGGAGTTGTTCAGCATCATGCAGTGGGTCGACGACACCGTGCTGGGCCGGTTCGACCTGTACGACAAGACCTACATCGTCCGCAACAAGTTCGGAGGCGTGCAGCACTACAAGAATCTGCCCGTCCTGCACGCCAAACTGGCCGACGCTATGGTGCGCAAGACCCGCATGGACGACGACGTCAAGCCGTACCTTCCGCAGGTCCAGGAGAGCACCATCCCGGTGACGCTGGACCCCAAGACGAAGAAGGCCTACAAGCGGATCTCCGCCGACCTGCTGGCCGAGCTGCACGCGCTCGGACCCAACACGACGGACTTCGACCTGTTCGCCCACTACCACGGCGGGGACACCCCGAACGAGAACAGCCAGCAGGGCAAGATCATGTCCCGCATGCAGGCGCTCGACATGCTGCTGAACCACCCGGACCTCATCGTGATGTCCGGGCAACGGTACGAGGAGAGCGAGCAGGCGAGGCAGGGCGGTGCCGTGAAGAAGACCTGGCCCGGCTCGAAGTACGCCTATGAGGTGTGGCAGGACGGCGTGCTCGACGATGTCACCGCTACCCCCAAACTGGACGCGGTGGTAGAGACAGTGACGGACATCCTGGCCACGCCGAAGAACAAGGTGATCGTCTTCTCGGTCAACCCGGACATGCTCGACCTGATCGCCGAGCGTCTGCCGGAGGGTGTGGCCGTCACGTACACGGGCCGGATGAGCGCCGGGGCCAAGGCCTACGCGGCGAGCCGGTTCGAGACGGAGGAGGGCTGCCGGGTGTTCCTCTCCAGCCACGCCGGAGCCTTCGGCACCGACCTGTGGATGGCGAACTACCTGATCAACTACGACCTGGCCTGGTCGTCCGGCAAGCAGGACCAGATCAACAAGAGGCACGACCGCGCCAGCAGCCTGTTCAAGAACATCTACGTGCTGAACGCGATCACGCAGGGCACCACGGAGCCCAGGAAGTACGCCATGCTCGCGCACAAGAGGCGGGTGGGTTCGGCCATTACCGACGGTCGTGGTGCGGACGACAAGGGGCGCATCGAGAACGACCTGGTGACCCTGACGCAGTGCCTGGAAGCGGCGTAACTTTCAGGATCTCATGGCGGACGTCGAGTGGTTCTAAAGCCGTAGCGGCATGTCAATATCAAGCTATGCGAGAAGAACCGCTCGACGTCCTGCTCCGTGAGGGGCTGGAGGATGTCATACGCCCTCCCGAGGAGCAGGAGGACTGGGATCTGACCCCCGTCCGCCTGGCTCGGCGTGGTGCTGTCGCCGACCTCTGGTGAACTTGTCAAATGGATGACGCAAAGTCGTTGACATATGCCGGAGTGCTACGTAGTGTCTTCCTCACAAGGTTCGAACAGCAAATCGAACAGAGGAGACCGAGATGGCCACCATCGCAGAATGCCTCGGCATCACCTGGTCCGCGCCAGTCACCGACGCGCCGACCTACCGGCTGACCCACCACGCGCAGCAGCAGGCCGCAGCCAAGGGCTGGACCAGCGCGGACGTTCTTCTCGCGGCCAACGAGCCGCTTCATACCTACCCCTCGGGCCGCGTTCCTGGACAGGTTCGGCACGTTCGGGGGGACCTCGTGGCCATCGTGGACCCGGCCGAGAAGCGCGTCGTCACCGTCTACCAGGACGTTGCAGAGACGGACGTGCGCCGCGACCAGACGGACGCCGACGCCCGCCGGTACGCCGACCGCCGCACCACCCGGTTGGGCCAGTCGGTCCCCTCGCGAGTCGACGAGGTTACGTACTAAGAAGCCGTAATCATGAATCGACAACAGTGATTCCGTAGTGTAGAGTCACTACTCGATCGACCAACTACTCCGGAAGAAAGAGAGCACCCGCTCTATGGCTACCGTCCAGAGACGTACCACCCGCCGAGTCGAGAAGCCCATCAACCTCGACCCCGAGAACCCCATCGAGAAGGTCCGGCAGTTCCTGGTCCTGAAGTTCCAGGAGACCCAGGTCGTCACCCGCAAGAACCACCTGCGCGACGAGATCAGCGCCTTCGTGGACGCCACCGGGGAGACCGACGAGAAGGGCTCCAAGTTCTGGAAACTCCCGGCGCCCATCGAGGTCAACGGCCAGCGCTTCACCGAGGTCAAGCGCGAGAAGCGCACCTCCGTCGGCCTGGACGAGGACGCCGTCGAGACCCTGGTCAACGAGAAGGGCATCCGCGACCGCGTCTACAAGGAAGTCACCACCACGGTCCTGGACCAGGACGAGTTGTACGTCCTCAACCAGGAGGGCGTCATCTCCGACGAGGAACTCGACGCCCTGTTCACCGAGAACGTCTCGTACGCCTTCAAGCCGCTCCAGGGCTGAGGAGAACCACCACATGAGCAGCCTCGCCAGCATCGAGCAGGACTTCGCCGAGATCGGGGAGCAGTTCTACCCCGGCTCCACCAAGCCGATCGTCCGCCACCAGAACCGCAACGGACTTCATACCAAGGCCGCCCCGTCGGCGGCCGACTGGGACGCCAAGCCCCGCAGGTACAACGTGGGCGGCGTCGAGACCGAGTTCTTCACCGTCGGCCAACTCGGCCGGGCCCTGGGCCGCCAGCCGGTGACCATCCGCAAGTGGGAGCGCGAGGGGATCATCCCCAAGTCCACCTTCCAGTCACCCGGACGGGACGACGACGTGCGCGGCCGTCGCCGCCTCTACACCCGCGAACAGGTCGAGGGCATCGTCCGCATCGCGCACGAGGAAGGCGTCCTGGTCTCCCACCAGAAGCCGATCAAGGGCACCAACTTCACCGCCCGCGTCATCGACCTCTTCAAGAGGCTGGCCGAGCAGTGAAGATCACCCGCAGCGCCAAGCACCACGTCAGCATGGGCAACTTCGAGTGGGTCGAGTTCGGCGCCGAGATCGAGGTCGACTCCGATGACCTCCCCGGACCGCAGAGCGCCGACACCCTCGAAAACTTCGCCTCCGAGTACCTGGCCACCGCGCTGGCCGCCGACGTCGAAGAGGCCCGGCTGAACACAGCCGAGGACAAGTCGTACATCCATCTCTACCAGCAGGAGAACACCTGATGCCCCGCACCCTCACCCGCCGCCGCACCGCTGCGTCCACCGAGGCGTACACCCCCGCCGACGAGCCGGAGGACAGCAACCTCCCGGACGACGACGAGGACGACCAGCCGCGTCGCGGCTCCCGCCGGGGCTCGCGCCGCGACTCGCTTCATACCGAGGAGGCCCCCGCCTCCCGCCGCTCGCGCCGCTCCCAGGAGGAGGACGACGACGAGGACGACGAGCCCGCCCCGAAGGTCGGCGGCAAGGGCTGGGGCTCGTACGAGAAGACCAAGAGCGCCACGTCCTCCTTCCCCGAGAACTTCAAGGTGACCGGCGAGGCCGTGGTCGTGAAGATCCTTGACGAGGAGCCGTTCCTGGTCTTCCTCCAGCACTGGATCGAGCGCAAGGGCAAGCGGTCCTGGACGTGCCTGGAGTCCCGCTGCCCGCTGTGCGACGACGCGGGTGACAAGCCCTCCCAGCAGGTCTGCTTCAACGTCGTGGACTTCACCGACCCCGACGACCCGCAGATCAAGATCTGGCAGTTCGGCCCGATGGTCGCGGACATCCTCAAGAACTACTCCAAGGACAAGAAGACCGCCCCGATCAACCGGGACGACCTCTACTTCTCCGTCTCCAAGCAGAGCAAGAACAACAAGACCACCTACTACATCACCCCCGTGAAGGAGCGCGACCTCGCCGACGACTGGGACATCGAGCCCCTCACCGAGGACGACCTGGAGGAGTTCGACGACAAGGCCTACGACGAGGACGTCCTCCAGGTGAACACGCGCAACGAACTCAAGACGATCGCCCGCGAGATCCTGAACGACTGATCGGCCTCCGGGGGAGGTTCTGGCACCACGCCGGGGCCTCCCCCTCAGCTTCCCCACCACACCGCCAGGAGGTACCGCCCGTGGCCATCCGCAACAGCGTCATCCTCACCCCCGACCGACTTCATACCGTGGTCGACCGCTTCATGAGCGCGTCGGCCTTCTCCTTCGACATCGAGACCTTCGGCGCCAACCGAGGTGTCCCGACCCAGAACGTCGCCAACTGGCTGAGCCTGGCCACCGACGGCGAGGCCTACGCCATCCCGTTCGGCCACCCCAACGGCGACGTCCTGCTGAGCAAGGCCACGAAGAAGAAGAACAAGATCACCGGGAAGTTCGACGCCATCCCGGCCGTCTACGACGCCCCGCCGGAGCAGATGCTCCCCTCCGAGGTGTTCTCCATCCTCAAGCCGCTGTTCTTCGCCGAGGACAAGATCAAGATCGCGCACAACGCGACCTTCGACCTCATCTCCACGGCGAAGTACTGGGGCGAGATCGCACCCCCGAAGTACTCCGACACCATCGTTTTGCAGTGGTTGTTGGACGAAAATATGAAACAGAAGGGCCTCAAGGAACTCGTCAAGCGCTACTACAAGGTCGACTACGACACCGAGAACGTCGGCAAGTGCGTCGAGGCCCACCCCTTCTCCAAGGTCGCCCACTACGCGTACATGGACGCGAAGTACACCTACCTGCTGTGGAAGAAGTTCCAGAAGCGGATCAACGACCAGTCCCTGGTCAACGTCCGGCGCCTGGAAGAGGACGTCCTCGGCGTGCTGCTCGACATGGGCATCACCGGAGCACCGGTCGACGAGCAGGCCATGCGCGAGCTGGTCCGCGACATGTCCGAGCGCCTGGTGGACATCGAAGCGGACATCTACCGCGCAGCGGGCAAGCAGTTCAACCTCAACGCCCCGGCCCAGAAGGCCGAGGTGCTGTACGCGCCCAAGAAGGACGGCGGCCAGGGCCTGCGCCCCACCAAGCCGACCGACGGCGGCAAGAAGAAGCGGGACGCCGGGCAGGAGCTGGAGTGGAAGGACTACTCCACCGACGCCGACAGCCTGGAAAAGCACGAGAACAACGCGGTCGTCAAGAAGCTGCTGGAGTACGCCGAAGTCAGCAAGCTGCTCGACTACCCGCTGTCCTACCTCGGTATCGAGGACGACCCGAAGAAGCCGTGCCGGATATTCGACGGCCGGATCCACGCCGACTTCGTCCAGTACGGAACGGTGACGGGCCGATTCTCCTGCCGGGAACCCAACCTCCAGAACATCCCCCGTCCGGACACGGAACTCGGTAAGCGAATCCGTGGACTGTTCGTGGCACCGGCCGGATACAAACTGGTCGTCGCGGACTACGGACAGATCGAACTCGTGGTGCTCGCGCACTTCATCGGCCGAGGCGATCTGTACAAGGGATTCCACAACGGCGTCGACCCTCACTCGGCCACCGCTGCCGCGCTGATGGGAATCGACCCGCAGGAATTCGTCCGGCGGGTGAAGGCAGGCGACCGGGAGTGCATCGACTTCCGTCAGGTCGCCAAGGGAATCAACTTCGCTGTCGTCTACGGCGCCGGTCCGGACAAGGTCGCCAGCATGGCGAAGATCTCCCTCAAGGACGCCAAGCGCTTCATGGAGATGCACCGGAAGTTGTTCCCCGAGATCTACCGCTTCAAGGAGGAAGTCGTACGGGTCTGCCGGTCGCGGCGCCCTCCGTACATCCGCACGCTGCTCGGCCGCAAGCGCCGCCTTCCGCTCATCCTCTCGCAGAACAACGGCCTGCGAATGGGAGCCGAGCGCCAGGCAGTGAACTCGCTGATCCAGGGCAGTGCGGCCGACCTGATCAAGTTGGCCATGATCCGGCTGAACAACATCCTGCCGGACGAGATCCGGCTGATCCTCTCCGTGCACGACGAACTCGTGGTGCTCGCTCCGGAGGACCGCGCCGAGGAAGCCGCCGCTCTGGTGAAGGAAGCCATGCTCGGCGAGGACATCCAGAAACTGCTCAAGGTGCCGCTGTCTTCCGACGTGAAGATCGTGGACCGCTGGTCGGAGGCAAAGTAAATGGGATTCTTCAACCGAAACAAGGGCAAGGACGACGAGGGTGAATTCGGGGAGGAGGAGGAGCCCCAGGTCGACATCTTCACCCCGCAGATGCTCGTCAAGCGTCTGCTCTGGGACATCGTCCCGTGCCCCGACGTCCCGGGCATGATCCCCCTCATGAAACTGACCCCGGACAGTCCCGACGTCTCCGAAATGGAGCACCGGGCCAGTCACGAAAGGCTCAACGAGGTCCGGCCGGTCAAGGAAATGCTGGACCTCCTCGTCCCATTGGTTTCCGGCATTACTGCCTCGGCTATGCTGGTTAACTCCGGTATTTCAGCGGACGAGGAAACGGCCGTCGCTCTCCAGCGGCATCACTCCTCTGTTCTGCGCGCCGGGGTGGTGGCAATTCTCGCCAACCTCTTCGACATGGGAATCATCACGTACGCAGAAGGAGTGCAGTTCGGTGAGCAACTTCTGGGCTAACAAGTTGGGGGCGGCTGCTCGACCGGCCGCCCCGGCCCCGGCCCCGGCCCCGGTGCCGCAGCAGCAACCACAGCAGCCGTCTGGCGCCCCCTGGTGGGCCTCTGGACAGCAGCCCTACCCCACCCCGGCACAAGCCCCGCAGACAGTGCCAGAGCAGCCCCAGGGCAAGGCTCCGGCCCGAGCGATGGTCACCAAGCAGGACACCCGCTGCCCCGACTGCCAGGGCGGCGAGTACTTCAAGCCCATCGGCCAGCCCAACGCCATGGCCCAGTGCTACACGTGCGGCTACAACCCGCGCTTCACCCAGAGCACCGCAGGCCTTCCGTCCGGCAGCACCGGAGACGGCCCGGCCACCCCCGCCAAGCAGACCGCCGCTGGCGGCCGAGGCGGACAGAGCAACTACAACCCTGGCGCGTTCATCCGGGCTGACGGATCCGTCTGAGCGCCCCCCTTACCTACTGAATGGACTTCCTGGTGACCTCCCTGCTCACTCCGACCGGCGACATCGCCGACCCCTACCGCTCCTTCATCGCCAAGTCCCGGTACGCCCGCTGGGACGAGGAGCGCAACCGCCGCGAGACCTGGACCGAGACCGTCGACCGCTACTTCGGCTTCATGCTCGGACAGTTGAAGAACAAGCACGACTACACCCCCGAGCAGGGGGTCGTCGAAGCCGTCCGCCAGGCCGTCCTCGACCACGAGGTCATGCCGTCCATGCGCGCGGTGATGACGGCCGGTGCCGCCCTGGACCGCTCGAACATCGCGGGCTTCAACTGTTCCTACCTCCCGCTCCAGGACCCGCGCGCCCTGGACGAACTCCTCTACATCCTCATGAACGGCACGGGCGTGGGTTACTCCGTCGAGCGCCGCTACACCGACCAACTGCCCGCCGTCCCCGACGTCATCGAGTTCGAGGAGCGCGAGTACATCCCCGTCGAGGACTCCAAGGAGGGCTGGGCGCTGGCCTTCCGGGCGCTGCTGACCAACCTCTGGAGCGGCAAGCGCGTCGCCTGGGACCTGTCCAAGGTGCGCCCGGCCGGGGCCCGACTTCATACCTTCGGAGGGCGAGCCTCCGGCCCGGGTCCGCTGGAGGACCTCTTCCAGTTCACCGTCGACATGTTCGAGGGCGCCAAGGGCCGACAGTTCCGCCCGATCGAGGTCCACGACATCGCCTGCAAGATAGCCTCCGTCGTGGTGGTCGGCGGCGTCCGCCGGTCCGCGATGATCTCCCTGTCCGACCTGGACGACCAGGAGATGGCGCAGGCCAAGTCGGGCGAGTGGTGGAAGGACCACGGCTACCGCGCCCTCGCCAACAACTCCGCCGTCTACGACGACGGCCTGCGCTACGAGGACTTCAACAAGGAGTGGGCGTCGCTGGTGGCGTCCGGCTCCGGCGAGCGCGGCATCTTCCACCGTGGTGCAGCCCAGCGGCAGGCCGCGAAGTACGGGCACCGCTCGGCCGACACCGACTACGGGACCAACCCGTGCTCGGAGATCATTCTCCGGCCATTCTCCTTCTGCAACCTCTCCGAGGTCGTCGTACGGCCGCAGGACACCGTGGAGGACCTGGAGCGCAAGGTCGCTCTCGCGGCCATCCTGGGCACCTGGCAGAGCACGCTCACGGACTACCCGTACCTGCGCGATGAGTGGCGCAAGAACGCAGAGGAGGAGCGGCTGCTGGGCGTCTCCCTCACCGGCGTCTTCGGCAACCAGTTCACCAACGGCAGCAAGGGCGATGGGCTCACCGCGCTCGCGCTGACCGACCTGCGCCTGACGGCCCGCATCGCCAACGAGAAGGAGGCCCGGCGCATCGGCATCCCGTCCTCGGACGCGATCACCTGTGTGAAGCCCTCCGGCACCGTCTCGCAGTTGGTCGACTGTGAGAGCGGGCTTCATACCAAGCACGCCCGCTTCTACAAGCGGCGCGTGCGGGTGGACAAGAAGGACCCCATCGCGTTCGTCCTGATCGACGCCGGGATCCCGCACGAGGAGGACGCCTACAACAGCGCCGCGTGGGTGTTCACCTTCGTCCAGCGGGCCGGGGAAGACGCTCTGGTGCGTGAGGACGTCTCGGCGATCGAGCACCTGGAGATCTGGCTGGCGTACCAGCGGTACTGGTGCGAGCACAAGCCGTCGGTGACGATCTCGGTGCGCGAGCATGAGTGGGACGAGGTCGGCGAGTGGGTCTGGAAGCACCTGGACGAGATCTCCGGCGTCTCCTTCCTCCCCTTCAGCGACCACACCTACGTGCAGGCTCCGTACGAGGAGATCACGCAGGAGGAGTACGAGGCGCTGGCCGCCCAGGAGTACCGCGTCGAGTGGTCGGACCTGGCCTTCTACGAGACCTACGACCAGACCGTGGGCTCCCAGGAACTGGCGTGCTCGGCGGCCGGTGGCTGTGAGGTCGTCGACCTGGTGAGTAACTGATGTACGAGTACAACGCGGTCGTCACCGACGTGCACGACGGCGACACGGTGACGGTGAACCTGGACCTCGGCGTCGATACCTGGAAGCACGACTTCCACATACGGCTGCACGGCGGCAACGCCCGGGAGTTGAAGGAGCCGGGAGGCAAGGAGGCGCGGGCGAACCTGTCCGCTCTCCTGCCGGTGGGCAGTCAGGTGGTTGTCCGCTCGCACAAGGTGGGCCGTGACGTCGACCCGGACAAGTTCGGCGGCCGGTACCTCGCGACCATCACCCTGCGGGACGGTCGGGACGCGGTCTCCCACCTCATCGAGCAGCAGTGGCTGGCTCCGTGGGACGGCAACGGGCCGAAGCCTCTGCCGCCGTGGCCTCGGCAAATTCCCTGAAGATCTTCGTCTGACTAGTTGATACATGAGTGGACCGGTAGTTCCTTCACCGATATGGTATTGGAACTACCGGTTCTTCGTTACCGCTTCGCGGTTATCGGATCAGGAGTAACACCACATGCGACTTCATACCTACGGGGGCCCCTGTTGAGCGTGAACAAGGAAGCCCTCGCCCTCCTCGCAAAGATCAACAAGACCCACCCGGGCGCCGTCTGCTTCGCCTCCGAGATGCGCGTCGCCAAGCGCTTCACCTCCGGCTCCCTCTCCCTGGACATCGCCCTCGGCGGAGGCTGGCCGGGCAACCAGTGGGTCGAGGTCATCGGCCGCGAGTCCCACGGCAAGACCTTCATCGTCTACAAGACGCTGGCCGCCAACCAGAAGAAGGACCCCAACTTCACCTGCCTGTGGATCGCCGCCGAGCACTACGACACCGACCAGGCCGAGGCCCTCGGCGTCGACAACGACCGCGTGATCGTCGTCCCCACCCAGGCCATGGAGTTCGCCTACCAGACCATGCTCGACTTCGCGACGTCCCGCTCCGTCGACATGATCGTCCTCGACTCCTACCCGGCGCTCATCCCGGACGAGGAGTCCGAGAAGGACATGGACGAGGCCACCATGGCCCTCGGCGCACGCCTCACCGGCAAGTTCTTCCGCAAGTCCGGCGCGGCGACGAAGCGCAGCATGACCGACCCCGACGACCGCCCGCTGCTCGGCATCGTCATCAACCAGTACCGCGACGCCATCGGCAAGTTCTCCCCGCACGGCACGCCGACCACGACCCCCGGCGGAAACGCCAAGAACTACGCGTTCTACACCCGGGTGGAAGTCCGGCGCGACGAATGGATTCAGGAAGCCCGGCCCGGAAAGGGCAAGGTCAACGTCGGCCAGGTCATCAAGGTAAAGACCATCAAGAACAAGTCGGCGGCCCCCCAGCAGATCGCCACGATCGACGCCTACTTCCGTTCCGCCCCGTACCTGAATTTCGTCCGTGGTGACTTCGACACCACGAAGGAAATCATGATCATGGGGATCCTCTTCGACGTCATCAAGCGCAAGGGCGCTTACTACGAGATCGACAACGGCGAATACGACGACAAGGGAAAGCCCGTCCTTCGCTGGCACAGCAAGGAAAACACCCTCGCCGCCATTCGCGAGGACCTGGACCTCCAGGAATTCCTGTACGAGAAGGTGCTCGCCGCTTCTCTCCACGCCGACGAGCGCTCCATTTCCGAGGAGGACCTGGAGGCCGCCGAGAATTCCGGGACCAAGAAGGTCAGCCGACGGCCGAAGCCGGAAGAGGCCGACGGGCTTCATACCCAGGCCGCCTGATGGTGGCCGTGCTCTCCTCGCTGCTGGTCGTAGCAGCCGTTTACATCCTGGTCCTCGGCGTCCGGTACTCCCGGCGCCAGGACCGGTCCCACGAGAAGTTCACGCTTCTCGCCACACTCCTGGAGGCCTCTTATGGCGGACATGTTGAAGAAGAGCCAGAGGCAGGAGCGGCGGGGAGCGCAACTCCTCGGCGGGACGGTGAACGCAGGTAGCGGCAACGGCTGGGTGCGAAAGAACGACGTCCGCACCCCGGATTATTCGATCGAGTACAAGGTCACCAGTAAGGGATCGTACTCGCTCAAGGAAAAGGAACTGATCACCGCAGAGAAGCAAGCCCTGGTCGACGGCAGGGAAATGCTCTTCGGGACTCAGATGTCCGGTGGAAGAAACTGGATCACGATGTCCGAAGAGACTTTCCTGGCGCTTCATACCTTGGCGCATCCGGAAATGGACGCCGAGGAGATACTGCCGTGGTAATGCACCTCCGACTGAATGCCCCTGAGTGGGATGGTGGGGGTAATCCTGAAAAGGAAGCCTCGTGCCGCAAGTTCCGGCCGACGCGGGAGCACGACGACTTCTTCGGGGACGGTAACGGGAGCGAGACCCAGGCCAAGCACATCTGCAACGGCACCTATACCGAAAGGGTCTGCCCCCTCCGGGAACAGTGTCTGGAATTCGCGCTCGTCAACAACGAGCACTACGGAATCTGGGGCGGCCTCACCGTCCTGGAGCGGGCCTACATCAGGAGGTTCGTGCCCAAGAACGAGTGGAGTTTCGACCGTGCCCCGAGCAAGGAAACCCTTGAAGCCATCTGGCCGGATCGCGTCGCTGGCGGAGACGAAGAAGAGTAATTCCGTCCTCCTCGGCGACATCCACAAGCACCTCCTGGAGGAGCACGACAAGCCGACCGACCGGCGGCAGGACATCATCCACCCCTCCGAGATGGCGAAGAGCGACTGGTGCCCCCGTCAGACCTATTACAGGCTGGCGGGGGCTTCCCCCGAGAAGAGCCGGAACTTCTCCGCGCAACTGGAGACGGTCTTCATGGAGGGCCACGCCATCCACGCGAAGTGGCAGACGTGGCTCCAGCAGATGGGCCGCCTGTGGGGGAAGTGGAAGTGCCCCGTCTGCGACTACTGGGAGATGGGCACCGCCGGACGCATCGCCTGCCCGTCCTGCCGCGACCGCACCGACCTCGCGACCCTCCCGGTCTTCCTGGAGTACCGCGAGGTGCCGCTTCAGGCGGAGAGCGAGTTCCTGATCGCCGGGCACGAGGACGGGGCCATCGAGGACCTGAACGCCCTCGTGGAGGTCAAGTCCATCGGTAACGGCACCGTCCGGTTCGACAATCCCGAGCTGCTGCGGCAGTTCACCGTGAAGACCGAGGACGGCAAGACCGTCATCGACACGGACGGCCTGTGGAAGGCGCTCCGGCGCCCCTTCGGCAGCCACATACGCCAGACGCAGATCTATCTCCGGCTGTGCAAGGAGATGGGCCTGCCGTTCGACAAGGTGATCTTCCTCTACGAGTACAAGGCGACGCAGGCCCACAAGGAATTCGTCGTCAAGTACAACCCGGAGATCGCAGAGCCTCTGTTCGAGACGGCCCTGGACATCAAATACGCCCTGAAGAAGGGCAAGCCACCACCACGGCCGGAGTTCACCGGCCAGGACACCAAGGTCTGCAAGGACTGTCCGTTCTTCAACACCTGCTGGGAGACCACCACCGATGACACGAGCGGTAGCGAGGAAGGGCTGGGAAGCGGTGCAGTCGCCCAGCCAGAAGGCGACCAGGAAACTGGAGCGCGAGGACCTGTACCTGCCCCCGAAGCCGGACGGCGACGCGCCCGAACTGCCGGAGGATCCCACCGCACTAAGCGACAGCGAACTGATGAGCCTGTTCACCAGGACGACCGCGTGGGTGGAGTACACGGGAGCACGGCTGGCAGCGGCGGAGGTGGACGAAAAGTCGTCCGTCGACACACTCGAAGCACATAAGGCCCTATCCGCCGTCCGCAACTCCAACCAGAAGACAGTGACGGCCGCCAAGGCCATGGCCTACGAGGACCCGGAGTACGTGGCCGCCCAGGACGCCAAGACGGCCGCCTACGCGTACCGGAAGATGCTCCAGGCCGTCTACGACAGCGCCGACCGCAAGAACACCCTCCTGAGCCGTGAACTGACCCGCCGGGTCGGCCGTGGCGACCGGGAGAACCGCGCCGGGCGGATGAACGCATGAGGCGCGTGCAGAGGACCATCAGCCGGATCGAGCAGCCCCGGCCGCCGTGGACGTGGCGCCCCCAGTTCCGTACGGGAGCGCCGCGTACCTGCCTGTCCAGCCACCGCGACCCGGTCCACCTCCGCTACGGCGGGCACGTCTACAAGGTCGGTCAGCAGGACTGGCTGCTGCGGCTGTACCAGCACGTCGGCATCACCGACTCGTCCGTCCTGTGGGAGGGCTACGTGCTGTACGACCTGGACGTGGAACTCCCGATGATCCGCTCGTCAATCGATTGGATCGAGTACGTTGACAACCGTCGGGAAGTAGTGTTTCGTATCCGTAAGAAGGAAGCGGTAAGCGCCGGACGGGAGATCGACACCCCGGAAGGCCCCCGCTTCGGAGTACCTCTCGACCTCTACACGGCCCACGAAGGGGACTGACCACCACATGACCATCCTCAAGTCCAGCGACTACCCGAAGTTCCGGCCCATCCCGCGACTGCACCGCAAGGTCGTGCTCACTGAGAAGATCAACGGCACCAACGGCCTGATCGAGGTCACCAAGGTCGACGAGCCCGACCTGTTCCAGGCCACCGACCCCACCGGCATCCTCGCCGGAGGCAGCGACGGCAACACCTACCTCGTCCGGGCCGGAAGCCGGAACCGCTGGCTGACCCTGGAAGCCGACAACTTCGGCTTCGCCAAGTGGGTCTACGACAACGCCGACGCACTCACCGCGCTCGGCGAGGGCAAGCACTACGGCGAGTGGTTCGGCAAGGGCATCCAGTCCGGCTACGGCCTCGACGACAGGCGCTTCGCCCTCTTCAACGTCAACCGCTGGTACGACATCCGCGACGCCGAGGTCACCGACAAGTACCTGGAGACCTTCCCCAAGGCCGTCCCCGCCCCGCCGGAGGTCACCGTCGTACCGGTCATCCTGGTCGCCAACGGCAACGACCTGAACTACGCCGTGAACATCGCGCTTCATACCTTGGAGTCGGACGGCTCCTTCATCGCTCCCGGCTTCAAGGACCCCGAGGGTGTCGTCGTATGGCACGACGCAGCCGGAGCCTTCTTCAAGGCCACGATCAAGAACGACGAAGCGCCCAAGAGCAAGGTGTCCGCCAAGTGATCGCCCAGCGCTCCGAGATCACCGCGACGCTCGACCTGGACAACCTGGCCGGGTCCGACGCGAAGATCTGCCAGGCGGCCCGCGTGTCCACCCTCGGCTCTGCTGCGGCGGAGTCGGGGGAGGCCTCCGGCCTGATCAACTACCTGATGCGGGACCGGCACGGCAGCCCCTTCGAGCACGGACAACTGTCCTTCCTCGTCGAGGCCCCGATCTTCGTGGCCCGCGAGTTCATGCGTCACCGCGCTGGTTGGAGTTACAACGAAACTTCAGGCAGATACAGGGAGTTGGCGCCGGTCTTCTACATCCCCGACCGCAAGCGCCCGCTCGTGCAGGAGGGCAAGCCCGGCGCCTACACCTTCGTGGACGGCACCTACGAGCAGTACGGCATCACCCGCTGGGAGCACGAGCAGGCCTACCGCACCGCATGGTCCGCGTACCAGCGGATGCTCAAGGCCGGAGTCGCCAAGGAGATCGCCCGCGACGTCCTCCCGGTCGGCCTGTTCACCTCCTTCTACGCCACCTGCAACCCCCGCAGCCTGATGCACTTCCTCAGCCTGCGGACGCGCGTCCCCTCCGCCACCTTCCCCTCCTTCCCCCAGCAGGAGATCGAGAAGGTCGCGCAGGACATGGAGGAGGCGTTCGCCGAGCACTTCCCCCTCACCTACATCGCGTACACCAACAACGGAAGGGTCTGCCCGTGAGCAGGAGATCCGACGACGCCCTGAGCGGGATCCTCGTAGGGACCGTCCTCGCCGTCTTCGTCCTGGGAAGCATCTGGTTCCACGCCTCGGCCCCGTGCTCGTGGTTCGGGCCCTTTTCCGTCAAGGACGTGCCCGCCCGGTGCGTGATGCACCGATGAACAACTACGTGCTCGTCTTCGTCGTCACTGTCTACAGCGCGGTCGTCCTGGTCGCCGCCTGGGGCCTGGTCACCACGCGGGCCGAACTCGACAAGCGCCTAGACGAACTGGTCATGCAGCGCAGGCGCCTCAAAGAGACCGAGGAGCAGGCCCTCGCCCTCGTCGACAAGGTCACCCCGCTGATCGAGAAGACCGACTGGATGACCGGCCGCTGGCAGGGCCAGTTCAGCACCCTCGTCCACCTGGAGAACAAGCGCAACGCCAAGGTCGACACCGCCCGCCGGGCGATCTGGGAGATCCCCATCGTCCGCGACCACATCGAGCGCAGCATCACCGACCCCCGCACGAACAACGGAGAAAACCAGTGAGCACCGCCACCACCAACACCACCGACGGCCACGACATCGTCGAGTCCTGGCTCCCGCAGTTCATCGGCCTCCACGGCTTCCCCGGCGCGGGCAAGGACGCCGTCGCCAAGATCCTCGCCGACTACGGCTACACCCGCGTCGCCTTCGCCGACAAACTCCGCGAGGCCCTGTACGTCCTCAACCCCGTCGTGCTCTTCGGCACCGACGGCCAGGACATCCGCGTGAAGGACATCGTGGACACCATCGGGTGGGACGAGGCCAAGCGCGCCTACCCCGAGATCCGCCGGATGCTCCAGGTCATCGGCACCGAAGTCGGCCGCGAGATGATCGACCAGAACGTGTGGGTCGACGCCGCCTTCAAGGGCCTGGACAAGGACAAGAAGTACGTCTTCACCGACCTGCGGTTCGAGAACGAGCACCACGCCATCGACTCCCGCCTCGGCATGCTCGTCAAGATCGAGCGGCCCGGCGTCGGTGCGGTCAACGACCACAAGTCCGAGAAGCCCCTGCCCGACAAGTGGTTCGACGTCCGCCTGATCAACGACGGCACCCTCGAAGACCTTCATACCAAGGTCAGGGACATCCTGGCCTTCGCGTGACCACCCCCAAGGTCTGCAAGGACTGCGAGCCGGGGAGCAAGCGCCCAGCGCCCAACCCCGGCCCACGGTGCGCCACGCACTGGCGCGAAGAGAAGCAGCGCCGCAGCACGGCCGCCCACCAGAAGCGCGTACAGGCCACGTACGGACTCGGAGACGGGACCTACGACACCCTTTACGCGGCGCAGGGCGGGAAGTGCGCGATCTGCCGACGGGCCACCGGAGCCACCCGGCGCCTTTCGGTCGACCACGACCACAAAACCCTGCTTGTCCGGGGACTGCTATGCCGCCCCTGCAACAACCTCCTAGGCCACGCCCGCGATGATCCCGCATTCTTCGAGCGGGCCAAGTCGTACCTCGAAACCCCACCCGCACAGGCAATAGGTTCCTGGTACGCAGAGAAGTAGCAACTCGATTCGCAACAGGCCCCGGGTGGAGACGACGCCCCGGGGCCTGTTGTCATTAACACAAGATTCCCGCCGCTCCGTATTCTCAAAATGTGATGCAAATCGGAGCAACAGGAGAAACAAATGGGAGTTCAGTTCGACGCCGACGAGGGGGCCGGTAACGAGGTCATCCTCCGGGTCAAGAGTTCGTCGTCCGCCGCCAGCGTGGCCAGCGCCATCTCTCACGCCGTCTACGACGGCAAGCGCGTCACCCTGCGGGCCATCGGAGCCGGAGCAGTGAACCAGGGCGTCAAGGCAATCGCCATCGCCAACAGTTTCGTCGCCCCCCGGGGAATCGTCCTCGATACCCGACCCGGATTCACCACGGTGAACACCCCCGATGCCGGAGAAATCAGCGCGATCCTCCTGCGGATCCTCGTCCACTGACGAGTTCTAAACCGCCGCCATTCCGTCTTTACACTGGGAAGGATCCCACGGAGGCGAAATGAATGGTGTATCGGACGGACGAAATGGGTCCTTTTCGACCGGTGCCATGGAAACGAAGTACCCGTCGGCCCAGCCGGTCCATACCCAGCGATTCACGCCGACCTCAGTCTTCGACGAGACCCAGGTACGCGGTTCCGCCAACGGTCTGGGCTCCCAGGACTACGACCGAAAGCGTATCGGCGGAGGATTCGCGCCGTCTGCAAATGGCGCGTCCTCCCAGACGTACGACAAGCGGCTGTGGATCGACAAGAACCCGTACCGAACCCTCGGCGGCTAAGGAGCCAGAAGTGGCGAAGAAGAAGAGCGACAACCTCGTGACGACGAATGACCCGTCGTTGCGTCCGACCATGGGTACCGCAGCGTCCCGGGTCGGGAATGTGGCCAAGCCCATCAAGGGCCGGTCCGTCCCGAAGAAGAACCAGTCCAAGGGTGGATTCCTGGAGGCGGCTACCGCTTCCCACCGCCCCAACATCCTGGAGCGGAACGGTGCCTCCCTGCGGCCGACCGCTGTCCTTTACCAGGCGAATGCCGCCGAGGCTGGACTCGTCCAGCGCAACACCGTGACGGTCCCTTCCGCCATCGGTAACCGCGACTTCTACCTCCGGCGTCAGTACCGACAGGGAATGTGAGTCGTAGGCAGCCATGTCTAACTGGCAATACCTGCCACCT